AAATCTGCCAAGACAAACTTAAATCCGATAGGTGATAGGAAGTTCCTATTCTCTATCTGACTATTCCAACTAGTCTTATTTTGTCCACTGTCCGTCATAGAACTGTCCTATCCCATATACCCTGTGCTTGTTCACTCACTTCACAGAGCTCGGTTGCCCATAACATATCTTTGAGAGAAACATCCCTGTTAAGACGTACTTTACAGGCTATGATGCTTACTCTACACCTATCATCTTTAGTTAACATTATTTATCTCCTTGCTGGTACAGGTGCTCCACCGTCATCATCATCTTCATCTATCCATGGATCTGGAGTTAATTCAGTGATTCTTTTACGTAATGACTCATGTAATGGGTCAGCACTAGGTGGTGGGGTTTGAGAAAATGTTACACCCATCAACTCATCACCTGGTTTAACGTCAACCATCTCTGGATGCACAGGTTTAGTGACAGTTTTCTTAGTAACTATAGGTTTAGATGGATCTATCTCAGGTGTATTAAGATTCCATGCACCAGACATCAACCTAAAAGCTTGTACTAATAGGTACAATGAGCATGCTACAAATAGAAAGTTAATCATCATCTTTTGGTTCTCTTAACCACTGGTTAAAGAGATAGAACCATACAACTCCCATTACCAAAATAGCAAACATCCTGATAGAACTGGGAGAAGTATCAATCATATCCTCGGTATATATTTAGATCCTTTTTGGACTAGTGGCATTACGTCACTCTCAACCTTTTCTATTATATCATCTATTACGTTAACATCCAAGTCCATAAATGGAGGGATGATACCTAAAATTCTTAATAAACCGTCTACAAATAGAGCAAGACAAATAAAACCAAGAATCATACTGATGATGGTCGCCTTAAAGTTATGCTCAGCCATTGATGCTTCATCTATCGCACGTGCTTCAGCGACAGCTGCGTCAATAAGAGCGTCTACTTCCTCCTTGGTGTAAACGTTGTCTATCGGTGTCATGATTCTTCATCACATATAGTACTCGTCTAGGATATCTAGTGACTTATTTAGATACTTTTCAGCACCTATACACTCCCACTCACCCATTTCGTTACGATCACATTTATCTTTGAGTTCATTCTTGAGTCGCATGAGCTTGTGGGTCATTGTAACCTTGTCCAGTCTGCCATTCATGGCCAGTACCTATATGATACCTAGTATTTATAGTATAGCACATAAAAAAGACCCCCGCAGGGGTCTCTTTAATTGCTTGTATGAGCATAACCTTACATAAGGTTGTCAACAAGAACACGTCTGTAATAACGGTTTGCATTAGCAGTAAGAGCACCGCTTCCCTGAGCAGTTCCCTCAGCGAATGGGTTGGCAACCATGCCATAACGAGTCTTAAAGCCAATTTTTGGTTGGAAGGTGTCCTGACCAACAGCACGAACCATCTGTAGTGGAACGTATGGGCAGTAAAACAGTCCAGCGTCATAGGCAGAAGAACCTTTGTATCCAGCAACGTAGAAGTGACGGTCACTTACGTTAGCAGAGTAAGGGTCAACATAGACCTTGATGCGTCCGTTCAGAGTTCCAGCAAGTGTGCTGCTGTTGTCATCTGGAAGCAAGTTGCTGTTACCAGCAAGAGCAGGAGTGTAATCAAGAACGCCAGCCATTGATAGTGCAGAAGCAACATCAGCAGAGCAGATCAAGATGTTACCCTTTCCACGACGAGTTTCATGCCCGATTGCGTTCATGTCTCTTTCGATGTTAAAGAGTAGACCCTTAAACTTCTCAACTGACCATCTACCATTGGAGTCAACGTCGAGGTCGAAAATACCAGCGGTTGCTGTGTTATTCTGAGCACCTGGACGTGCGATCTTGTAAACAGTTCTTACAACTTCACGGTTGATCTCAGCAAGTACCTCTGTTGAGAGGATGTTTGCGAGTTCAGACTCAGCGTCTAGTCCGTGAACTGCCTTAAGGTCTTGAGCCAATTCTAAACTGTACTCAGCTTTGAGGGCACGTGACTTAGCGGTCACTGTTACCTTCTCAATGCTGAAGTTCATTTCAGCGAACTGGTTTCCAGCAGCGTCACCTAGTGCTTCAGCCTCTGCCGTTGGCATGCCGTCTGAAGTATTGTAGGTTCCAGAAGCGTTTAGCAGACCTGGGTTAGATCCAGACTGTGCAGTACGACCTAGATCGCTTGCTGCGTTCTCTGCTGAGAACTCTGTATCTGCTTCGTTGTAGAATGCTTCGTTGGAAGTACCTGTTCTGGTTGTACCGTAGCGTGATCTCATTGCGAAGATCAATCCAGTAGGACCAGTCATAGGCTGAACACCAGCAATGTCATAAGCAATAAGCTTAGGCATTGAGCGTCGGATTAGACTAATCAAAACTGGGTCGAAACCAGCAACAGGACCTGTAGCGGTGGAGGAACCACTGAATCCAGCAGTACCTGCACTCATGGTAGGAGCAGCTTCGTTAAGAACGCCAGCCTCCTCCTTGAGGAATCTTTCTTGGTTTTCTAACAGGACGGAGGTAACGGCCTTTCTATACTTGTCCTTGATCCCATCGATCTCGGAATGCTCTAGAATGGGTTCCCACTTTTCCTGCAATGATTCTGAATTAAACATTGCGTTTTTCTCTTAGGAAATTTGGTTTGCTATTATCACTTATTGGACCAGCGAGACAGAGCACTTACGTACCCTTCCATAGCTGAACCTACACTTGCTTGTGCTTCTACTTGTACATCCTCAGTCACAGTCTTGGACTCAGGCTTGGTAGAGAAGTACGACTCACGTAGTGTTGCAACTTTCTCTCTAAACTGCTCCTCATTCTCAAACTCAACAGCTTCTGCAAGTGATTGCAGTTTCTCTTTCTGGGAGAGACTTAATCCCTCACTCAGCTCGCTCACAATCCCATTCTTAATATAGCCGCCGACCTCTTTTGAGAGACCAACGTTTTCTTCGATCTGTTCGTTGAGTTTTTTCTCCATAGTATCGAGTTGCTCAGTCATTTCATCAACTAAGTCAACTTTCTCGTCGGGAAGATCAATGAAATTCTCGACAAAAACTTGCTTGAGACCTGCCATGACACTCTCTGCCATTTCAGTTTTAATTCCGTGCTCAATTGCGAGTTCGTTATTCTTAACCCACTGGTCTACGTGGTACTTAAGAGTCTCGTCAACTTTCTCTGCGAGCTCAGACTTAACTTGCTCAATTTCTTCTTCTAGAACCTTGGCGTAATCAGTATGCATACGCTCTAGTTCTTCGTTTATCTTAGAAACAACTGCTGCTTCGAAGATTGTAGCTGCTTTCTCTTTAAACTCTTCAGAAAGATCCTCTCCTTCTGTTAGAGCAGCAACGTCAGCAGATAGATCGATCTCAATCTTCTCTACTACTTCTTCTTCTGGAGCTTCGGTTTCAGCAATCACCTCTCCTTCAGGTTCATGACCTGCTTTGACATCACCCTTGTCAGAAAACTCTGCCTTCTGTGCAGAAGCATTGGAAGGTTTTGTCTTAGGGGGCGTTGCGGTTGGTCCACCACCAGTCTTATACTTGTTGGAATCATCAGTGGGCTTACTGTTAAATGGTGTAGGTCCACCAAGATCTTGTGCACCGCCGAGACGACTTCCGTCATTCTCTAGTTTATTCTGGGCTTTATCGCCAGCTTTGGCATTCGCCGTAACTTGGTTTTCTTCCAGGTTCTCAATAGCTTCAGACATTTCGTTGTCTCCTCGTACAAACAGGTGATTTGCTCTAATTATTTATAACTTACAAACTTTGCAAGAACTCATTAAATGCGGAAACCTTTCTTTCTGCAATTTGAGTCCGTGAAGCTTGATCAATTCTTGACTTAATTGAGTCAAGTTTTTGTTCAGAAATGCCTCCATTACTCCAAACCCATTCCTTACCTTCCATGATTCCATTTACGAAAGCATCAGGTGCAGATGGATCAGCAACAATATCAGCAGCAGTAGCGAGAACAAAATCATCACATACTACTTTTACTCCGTTCTCTTCTTTAATCGAACCGAGTCCCCGTGAAGACACACCGAGCTTAATGCCTTCATCGAGTAATTCTTTAGCGACACGTCCCATAGGAGTGTCTAATATACGTGCCTTACCTACGTAGTTATTACCCTCTTGTCTAAGAGAAGTAATTAGATGTGACACACGGTCTAGATTGATAGTAGGACCATCAGGGTGTCCTAGTTCTCCCATCGCACGACCTTTTTTAATGTAATTTTCGTTGTACTTCTCCACCTCTTTAGTAAGAGTTTGGAGTGGATACATACGTCCATTACGATTTTTTATTGCTCCCTGCAAGAACACACCCTCAATAAAGGTTCTTTTATTAGAGCCTTTACCTTCGGTGATAACCTTAGTATCATTGATCTGTTCTGTTATCAGTTTCATCTGTAGGTTCCTCTGGTTCTGCTGTTGCAACGGCGGTTTCGGGTTCTTCTGTAGAAGATTCCTCTTCCTCTGGCTCGTCGGGAGTAGGAGCAAACATTGTTTTACCAATGTCTTTCTTAAGTGTCTCTATACTATCGACGGCTAGTTCTTTCATACGAGAATCAACGTAATCTGACAGGTCTTTCTGACCTGCAAATACGGAATTTACGATGTCAAGTGCTGGTTCTGATGGCATGATTTAAGATTCGTATAATACTATTTAGATATCTCCCTTTTTGTAGTCCTTAGGATCCATAGTTGGCTCCTCTTCTACTGGTTCAGGTTCGGGCGGTTGCAACGCCATCTCCATCTGGGCTAATTCTAATTTCTGCATCTCTACGGGAGGTATTGCTAGTCCCGCTTCGACTTCTGATGCCATTTGTTCGTCTATTTCACCGAACTCGGAATCAGTCTGCTTAAGTATATAGCGACGTAAGTACTCTAAACTGAAATATTTACCTACAAAAGGATCCATTTGAGCGAGAAGAGCTAACCTCTCGTTCATTACTTCCTTCTCTTTCATTTCAGAGAAGTAGTTGTCAGCAATGAAATTATACTGAACGTGTTCTTTTAGATCTTCCCACTCATCTAAACTAACTACACCCTTGAGTACTAGTTGAGTCTTGAGTAAGTCATCAAAAAGATCAGTAAACTTCTTACGAAGTCTGACTACAAACTTCTGGAACTTAACTTCGTCTCTTGTAATTTCCGCAGATCTACCAACATTAAATGAACTCTCTGACTCTAAACGAGACTCAGGTACATTTAATGCACGATAAAGTTTCTTCTGGAAATACTTAACATCCTCTAGTTCACCTAAGTTCTGACCACCTGGTAGTGTAGAGATCTCAGTTCCTCTACCACCTTCTCTACGTGGTAACCAGAAGTCCTCCAACATGGACATGAACTTCTTGTCGTCACGAATCTCACCAGTGTCAGCATTATATACCAACTTATTCCTATAGCGAGACATTACCTCACGCAGATATTGTTCTGCTTTCTGCTTGGGTAAGTTACCTACATCAATGTAGAATATTCTACGCTCAGGTGCACGAGATAGTCTATAGATTACCAGACTATCCTCAATCATGCGGAGTTGATTGAGTGCTTTAATTGCTTTGTGGAGATGAGAAAGAACATAGTTCCTTTGCATATCCAATTGCCCTGAGTGGGCATATGTGATAGCATCAGGTGCTATTTTTATTCCATTATTCTCATACCCTTTTAACCCTTTTGGTGAATAAATGTAATATTCTACCGACTTAGGTATCATTGTTGACACTTGTGGGTCAACCATTTGGACTTGCCGATCCTTCGGCTTGTCAAATTCTATTACTTTCTTGATCTTACGTGGATCAATATACCTCAGTTCTGTAATACCTTCAGAGGGATTGTCAACGTTGATCATCTTATGATAAAAAAGTCTTCCGTCGATGTACCATCTACGAAAGATATCATATGCCTTCTTATCGAAGTCTAAAAGTACTAATACATTCTCGAACTCTTCTCTAATTCTATTCTTAAGAGCTTGAGATACCTTCATGTTCTGAAGGTCTATATCTACAGGATGATCATTGAGATCTCCTGCGATTGCTTCATTAACAACATCGGCAATTGCAGAGTCTGCCTCTGGGTGCAGAGACATCTCTCTATACCTTCCAACTAAGTCTGCCTCGCTTGCCTTGTTAGCAGCGTCACCCATCTCGACGTACTGCCCAAAGTATCCACCTGCTGCAATTGGTGATGCTGCGTCGTCAGATTCTTTACGCACGAAAGAAGGGGCATTTTTCTTCCCCTTCTTCCTGTCTAATGAATAACCAAATAATTGAGACATTATTCCCGTTTCAGTCCTATCATAAGTTATTTATGATAGTTTCGAAAGTACTACTTAGCACCAGGAGTATCTTTGTCATCACATGGCTCCCAGTATTGTACTTGGAACTCAACTGTATACTCCTCAGGAGCATCGTTGGAATCCCATGCAAGATCGATTGCGGAGATTGTTGATGGCCAAATTCCATCGAATTTGTAACCAGCAGCAAACTTACCTTGACGATTTTGCTGTAGGACTCTAGCAGTTGACTGATAGGAAGCAATGCTAGTTGCAGAAGATAGATTAGTCTGTAGCTGTTGGATTGCTTCTGACCAAACTTCGAACTTGCGACGTAGACGGAACTGTTCGTCGTTAAGAACAGTAACTTGCCATGGTTCGTATGTTCTGTCTCCAGCGATCTTTAGAACACGACCTCTGAATGGAACTTCGATAACTCCTATGTTAGCAGCAGGTAAATTTGCTGCCTTAACAAGGAATGTAGAAATCTCCTTTGCTTTCTCATTCTCTATAGCAGGTGCACCAGTTCTAGCAGTGTTTGCATCTGATAGATTTAGTGCTCCTCCTGTGCCGCCTTCTAGTAATGAGGGGAACTGAATTTCCACCTCAAAAATATTGGGTCTTGCTAGTTCCTGAATCTGTGCCTTAAAGTCACTGATTGAGGTTCTTATAATTTTTCCATCTACTTGACCCTTAGGGGTCCTCGTAGAAGCGTTAATGTCTGCCATTGTTTACTCCTTAATTAATACGTGAAACGGGAATCATAGAAATAGATTAGCCAACTACTTCGGCGAACGACGCACCAGTTCTAGTGGCTGTGAACTGCAGAGTAATGAAGTTGATAGACCTTGTAGGCTTCACAAATATCTCTGCGAAAAATTCACCACGATCAATTGCATCAGGCGGGTTGTTGCTACTATCACAAACAACAAGATAATCTACAATACCACGACGTGCTTGGACACCACGTAGATATGGATCTACGATATTCTTAAACCCAGTACGAGTAAACTCGTCATTAAGTTCGAAGAGTTGTGACTTAGCAGCAGTCGCAATAGCTTTCTCAATAACTAGGAACAGACGACGAACGTTGATTCTATCGAATGCACTAGCGAGTCCTAGGGATGTCTTGTCTCCGAAGAGTACATTACCTTGCCCAGGGAATGCTACGATTGGATTCACACGAGCAGCATATAGTCTGTCTCTGTGATCCTTAAGCGGTGAGTATGCTAACTTAATAGCATTTCTTACCTGACCTCTTGCGAATCCAGCAGGAGAGAACCAAGGCTCTTGATTCAGAGCACAACTTAGTGTCAATCCAGCAACGTCAGGATTCATTGGGAGGTAGCGATACTTATCGCTGTACTTATCGTACACATACTTGTAGTTGTTATCGAATACACCATAGGATGTACTTGATAGAACTTTAAAGAACTCGATAACACGATCAACAATCTCGTTGGTCGAAGGGACTCCGATAACACGGTCACGAGGAGGTGAAACAAATGCCATGCAATCCTTACGGATAGCAGCGATGTCTAGCATCTTCTGTGCTTTTGCTACACTATCAGTGAAGTTGCTCATCGATGGACCTTGGAGGATGTAATCTACTTCCTCTGTCTCAGGGTCACTGAATAAATCGTATGAGTCAAACAACTTGTCTCTTGCTACGGTGTAACCATCTACACCACCTCTGAGGCTATACTTCAGGGTAGCAGAGTTCTTGGTATAAAGAAGTGGAATTGCCTGTGTGTTAGCACCTGCAGGGTCATCCACACTCAAGATTGCATAGTTATTCTTGAGTAAGTCAAACTTTCTGTTAGCAGCAAGTCCACCTATGTCTCCAGTGGCAGAAGCATTAACATCGAAGATCGTTGCCGCTTCGTGTGAACCCCAGAAGAGATAGTTAGAATTGAGCTTGATAACATCCTTATAGTAGATGTTAGAACCTTGAGGAGACTTGGCATCTCTTGCCTTAGAAACGTCAAGGAATTTCTCTAGAACAGATCCAGGAACACCAGTGATACCTCCGTCACCGTCAATGACGAGTACGTGCATGAGGTCTTGGAAACCACCACGCTGCTTGGCATATTCAGAAGTTCCAGGTCTACCAGCAATGCTTCCCCACTTCTGGTTAGGACCGTAGTAACGTGTTACGTACTCTTCCTCAACAGCAATGATTTGTACAGATGCACTGTTGTCATCAGAGATGGACTGGTTAACAACGAAGTCAGTAGAATCTTCGTAGTGTGCAACCTCTAGACGACGCTGGATGTGTGAGACCTCTGCTTGGTCACCAGTTGCGGAACCAGGAGATCCAGCACTATTTGCTAGTTCTGTAATTGTATCACCAACCTCTAAGTAATCAGCAGAGGTGTCATCGATAACGAGTTCGATCTTACGTGTGCTCTTATCATAAGCAACAACACGTCCAGTAACGTTACCAGAGTTTGCAGTGATAAAGTTATCTGCTTCGAACTCACCAATCAAACTAGAACCTGCTGTTAGAGTAACGATTAGTGAATAGTTAAAGACTTGTGAGTATGTGTTAGTAGCACTGACATTAACATCGAGTCCAGGAGTGAATTCCCACTCAGCACCAGATGTAGGACCAGCAAGGTTAAGAACCTGATCAGGACCTGCGTCAGTCATTACAACACGTAAGGAGTTACCGTAGATTCCTGGTGAACGTCCTGCCCACTTCCACTGGTTAGCACCTGTCTCAACAGTTGATTCGTACTGAGTAAGGTTCTTAATCAATGGAGGAGTCAAACCTGAAGAGGTTTGCTCATTAATAGTTGTCTTGTTAGTAGTAACTGTGAGCAACTTAACAGCAGTACCATCAGTATGTGCTGCAGCTGTTGTACCAAGAACACCACGAGTAACTGTGAGGTCGTTGGTAGAGATACTAGTAACTTGTAGAATTTCAGAGTCAACAAAGATGTAACTGTTGTTCTGTACACCAAGTGATGCAGCAGAAGTTACAGTCAGAGTTGTATCTGATTCGTTAAAGGTAGCACCCTCATTGATTGTACTAGCAGAACCTGCTTCTTCGATCAAAGTAATCTGTGATGCAGCACTGTGTGATACAGCAGAGGTTGACAGTTGACCACGAATGACTGTTATGTCTAGACCAGAAATGGCAGTAACCTTTATAATCTCAGCATCGATCTTCAGATAATCATTAACGTCGAAATCAGTGGCAGATGTTACTGTAAGAGTAGTATCTGTTGCACTGAAAGTTGTATCTGTAAAAGTTACAGCGTCGATAGAGTTCTTAAGTGAAGTGTTATCTGCACGAACTACCTTAACAGAACCACCATAAAGGAGGAACTGAGCGATACTGAACCAATACTCGTAGTTATAGTCGTTTGGTTTGCCAAAGATGTCAAGAAGTTCTCTCTCACTGGAGACTGTTACAACTTCTTCTACTGGTCCTTTCTCGAAAGCACCTACGATTGCCGCAACGTTGTCTATAGTTGCGTTTATGGTATTCGTGAGGTCCCTTTCTAGGACGACAACACCTGGTGAAACTTGCGTGGATGCCATCTGGTTATACTCCTGAAGTCAATTACTGGGATGCTATGATTATTTATCAATAGCATACTTTCCACTGGGGAAGCCCAGCGTGAACTACCAGTCAGGGTATAGTTCTTCTCTCTTTAATTCTTTATTCCTAGATCTCATTACCCTTTTAACTGTACATACCTTACACTCGTATGCATAAGCAGAAGGAAACGGTCCTCTATCCTTATGTGTCATATAAAAATCTGCCAGTAGATTCTTACTCTGACCACAGGTTCTACATGTCCTATCAACTAGCAGTAAATGTTCTAACTCTAACTGCTCTCCTATATTTTTATATGCTTCCATCATATAATTTCACTCAAATAACATAAACTCAATAGTTTTATTCCATTATCTTCCATTAATTGTTTTGCACCACCTTCTCTATCAAGCACACTAACAACAGTATCTACTACAAAATCATTATCACGTAGTACCTTTACTGCTTTCAGAGCAGATTCTCCAGTTGTAGATACATCTTCTAGTACTGTTACCTTAGTACCTAATGGTGGTAATGGTCCTTCTATCTGGGACTGGGTACCATGTCCCTTTGGTTCCTTACGTATAATTAAACCAGCGAATCCACCCTTCATAGCAACACCACTGACCAAAGGATCAGCACCTAGGGTTAGTCCTGCTACACAATGAGTATCAATTAATTCTAATATCATCTCAGATATTAGACCCAATCCTGTACCTGTCAGGATAATAGGTTTCATATTAACATAGTGTTGGGTAGTTTGCCCTGAGGATAAGGTAAACTCTCCATGTTTATATGCATATTTTCTTACGTAGTCTACCAATGTAGTCTTTTTTATACCACGTAAAAAAGGAGACTTACTCTCCTCTAATAATTCTGCTGCCATTCCCCATGAATTAGTCTGATTGTTGCTCATGATAAGTATTCCCACATATAAGAACGGTTTCCATATTCATCCATAACACCACCAGTGTTATCTGTCTGCCACACCTCACCATCTATGACTTCAGTCTCTTCTCCGAGACCATCATCTACAAATCCAAAGGGTGCCATATCTTGTTCGATACCTTCCCTCTGTTCTTTGTACATCCTTGCTCTTACATCAGAGTCGTGGAGCTCTTTAAAATAATCGGAAGTAGCCAACCAGCTGAAAATAACGAGACACATAGCAAGGTCATCATTACAACCTTCCTCTGCCTCCCATGCCTGTCCCTTCTGAATAAATGTCGTAAGTTCCGAGATAATGTCATAGTCCCATAGTAATAATTTATCATCTTCCAACAACTGTTTAAGGTTAGAACAACCTTGTTTCTTAACAGTAGTGGACATCTTTACTCCCAACTGTACTTTAGTACCAGAGAATCCTTGTCCTATAACCTGTCCTGCCCTACCACGCATGGCAGACATAAGAAGATTATCATACTCAAGATCAAACTGCATTATATCAGCAACTTGTGCACCAATATCGTTGACCTCTATCAATACGTATGCATGATTATATGCTCTAGCAACTTCCTCAATGATATTGGGGAAGAGCAATGGTTTAACTGTATTATTTCTATATTTTCCTACGAGTTTATAGGGTATAGTTGATGTATCTATAACTACAAATGCAGAATAATCCTTAGTTACACCTCTAGCAACGTCTACAGTTATAGTATACTGATGATCCTTTATTGGATCTTCATATATCTGTAATCCTTTATTACTAGTGAGAGGATCTTCATATGTCATTGTCCTCAACTTAGATGCTGAGATCAATGTATCAACAGATCCTAAGAATTCACATTCGAACTCAACTCGGAACTGTTCCTCTGACGTGTTGGCAATGGTCTGTTCTTTCCATTTAGCATCTCTACCAGGAACCTGAGACCAATGAACTTCTGTTGTAGTATATTCGTTCTTACCTCTCTCAGCATCATGCCAGAGTTTGTAGAACATATTCATCCCGTGAGGGGTAGAAATGATAATAACTTTTGTTGATTTACCAGAAGATATAGTAGGATAAACAGAACTGAAGAACTGATCAGCAATATGGTTAGGAATGAACGCAAATTCGTCTAAGAATATAACGTTAAAGGACATACCCCGAACAGCACTAGCAGAAGTAGAAGCAGCAAGGATCTTAGATCCATTTTCCAACTCCAAACTTCCTTTGTTCCAACCCACAATACCTTGTTGCATCCACTTAGGTAAGTTTTCATAGGAAAGTTGTAACCTTCCAAGCATTTCCCTAGCAGTTGCTGCTTTGTTTGCTAATATTGCTACGTTGACATTATCATTAAAGAGTACATACCACAATAAGTATGAGGTAACGATAGTAGACTTACCTGACTGTCGTGGTAACTTTGCTATATTAAATCTATCTTGATGAAACTTCGACACCATGTCTTCTTGGAAGTCATACATGTCAAAGGGTATAAGACCTTTATCCAGTGAGACAATTCTAATATACTTTCTAATAAAGTATACAGGATCTTGGCTGCACTTTATAAACTCCTGTACCTGATCAGGTGTGAAGTTAGTCTCCACATTTGCCTTCTTCAGGTTCGGATTACCTAGATAAACGTCTTCCTTAACTGCCATTGGCTTCTTTGATTGCCTCTACGATAGTCCTCTTTAATTGCTTCTGTTGTTTCTTACTGATACCAACAGAAGCATCTATCTTTACTTTAACCCAGTAAAGACCTATCAATACTAGAATGAATGGAATAGCATCTGCCCATGAGATTTCATTCCATGCTTCTACAACATTTAATACAGCAAACATTAGTATAATCCTGCCATACTAGATGTTGTTGTGCCATGTCCGACCTCTGGTAGTGGATCACCTTCTTCAGGTTCTTCTACAAGTGTACCTTGAGACCTACGAATCTCACGTAGTTCCTCGAAATTTTTCTTCTTAGTACCACCATCATATTCCCATGCATATCCTTCAGCAATCATCTGCTCATTTAATGAAACAGTATCATCGCCAATGTAGAGCCAACCAAGAAGCCTGCCATACTTCCCAACCCCACCCACAAGTTCTGTTCTAATAGTGAGTTCATTATCTCCTGCAATAGTGTCTTCTAAAGTTGCTTTCATCCAGTTAGTTGCATCAATCCCTAACGCCTTCTCTTCGAGATCTCTCGTTCTCTTCTCTGGCGTATCAACTCCTGCAATTCTAACTCTTTCTTTCTTGTATAGATCAAAGCCGAGATCAATAGTAACATCAATAGTGTCACCATCAAGCACCTTGTCTATACTCGTCACACGGAAGTTGTAGCAACTCTTCCTGGACGGAGGTGTCATCTTCCCCATTTGGATACCAGTCATCGTACTTAAATATATAGACAAGACAGACTGATACTCCTATAAGTAGTATCACAACCATCCAGATTATTGACCAGACTATCATTATGCTAGTAGAGCGAATTGCCAGTGAAATTATTAAGAGAGCAGAGACATTAGATGGTTTGGAACCTATAAAATGTGACTGCGAACTAATAGAATTTGAGGCAGGGTGGATAAAAAATGAGATGTGGAAGTCTACAGGTCTCAGAAAGATTCATGTAGAGACTTCTGAAGTTAAAGGACTAGATGTACTTCACTGTGTATTCTTCCCAGACTTTGAGTATAATATTCCTATCTTCGGATGCGATATAGTTGCTACTAAAACAGTTATTACTGCTGCTATTGTTGATGTCTCTCCTGTAAGAGGAACTGAAGCAATATACGATAAGATAGTACCAGTCAGTAATTCATACAGGTTTAAAGAAAAGAGACCTCTACCACTATGGGGTGATGAGATATTTTCTCCTTGCTTTAAGTTCGTTAGAATCAGAGATGAAGATGAGGTAGAAGAGTATATTAGAATACTAACAGATTACCTAGACATCTTCTGTGACTGGGTAAAGTCTACCAAAAAGGATGACAACTGGATCCAATCCATGCTAAGGATGGATGATCAGATCCACTACTCCCATCAACAGAGGAAGAATAAGAAGACTATAGCTGCATTATCGAGTTGGTTTAATAAAGAATGGGCGATGGAATACATCTACAACATTCTATTTGATAAACCTACGATACATGGATTACTCCCTTCATTCCAGCACCAGCATGAGGGTCACACTGGAAAAAGTAATCACCAGCTTTCTCAAAAGTAACATCAATAGTGTCACCTTGGACAAACTGTAGGTCATTACTCCCTAGTTCTGGGTTGTCTGCAAACACCACGTTGTGAGGAGGTAGTTCGTTATTCACAAACGTAACTGTCTCACCAACATCGATGTTTAATTCACATGGTTCGAAGACTAACATTCCGTTAGAACCCATCTGTATCTCAGCAGCATATGCTTGAGATGCCAATGCGAATGATAGGAATAGGGATGAGAGCATTATAGTAAGTCTGCTCATCCACCACATTATTTCGTGTTTCATTCTTCCTCCTTCATTACCGAGTCAATAAAATGAGGATGCCCCTCTAATTCGGGAACATCCTCTTTACTTTGCTGTATTGCTTCATATGCATTCATTGCATACTCGCAAATTTCATGTCTGATTTGGAGGCTATCATGATAGCCAATGGTATAGTGGGACATGATAATTTCTTTCCCGTAATACCTGAGTATTTATTCCTGGTCTTAGTATAAATTCTCTTCTTGTCCGAGTTCGATAACACAGTCAGAGGTTGGATACGCAACGCATGTTAGAACGAATCCTTGCTCCAGTTGATCGTCATCTAAGAAAGATTGATCTTCTTGATTTACTGTGCCTGAAACGATCTTACCAGCACATGTACTACATGCTCCAGCACGACAAGAATAAGGAGCATCAGCACCTTCTTCCTCTGCTTTATCTAAAATATACTCGTCGGATGCACACTCGAAAGTAGTTTCATTTCCTTCGGTGTCTTTTACAGTTACTTGATAAGATGCCATTAGGGTAATCCAAAGACCACCTAATATATAGCATATCTATTGAGAAAATGCAACCCCTTATTGAGAACGCAAATCAATTGCAATTACTCTTTTGCTCTCCAGACATCGACTCCACCTGCGGGTGGTTTCCTACGTGCTCTAGCCTTATACCTTCTCTTAATTCTTTGGTCTTTTATTTTCTTTAAACCTTCAGTGTCCTTCTTGGTTTTAGCATCTTGTTTAAACTCAAACTTTTGAGTAGGTCCATCGTAACCTACCTTCTTTTTACTCTTTGGTTTTAAAATAGAAGGAGATTCATTTATCTCGTTTTCCTCACCTTCGTTAAAGAATTGTTTGAGTGATTTCATTTCTTTTTATTGTAATGTTTCCATGCAGTAGCATATGCTATTGACTTTTCCCTATCAGTTAACTTGCCATCTTTAGCATATGATTTTTTTATATGTTTGACCATCCTCTCCGACTTAGGAGAAGGTGGTGCTACTTCCATGAATTGCTGGAAGGTCTTCATGCTGGTGCTTTGTATCCGTTAACTGGATTCATTGGGCAATTCTTTTCATGCCTCTCTGTCCAACTGTAGGGTTTCCAATGTCCTTGTGGGGGTTTAAGTCCACAGAACTGGCATACCTTTCTACGTTCCTCAGCCATAATGATATGCTCCTTTGCTTGTCTTTTTGGGTAGTTTACCGCTTCTGACTTTAGTACCAGAAGTTTCTCCCTGTCCTGTAGGATGGGAACCAGGTTTGGACTTACCTATGTTAACTGACTTCCCAGGCTTCTTAGCCTCGGTGTCATGTAAACGTGCTGGTTTATCCTTATCTTTTGTTATCACGGATTCTTGACCGTGCTTGCGTCCTAGACGACGCATCACCTTCCCAAAACGACGTTTAGACATTTTACTAGGTTTAGAAGTCTGATAGGAAACTTCTGTGCCAGTTTCACCGCTGTCATACTTATACTTGCCCTTACCTTTTGAGTGACCGATCCCATGCTTCTTGAGATCCTTCTCTAGATTTTTTCTAGAGGATCGGTTCTTTTTTTCGGAATCACCCCTGTCAGCAGAGATGTGCCCTGTGACTTGAGTTTTGGACTTTTGATATTGTCTGACAGTTTTGTTGCCCTCTTCGATGAATCTACTGAAGGTCATCTTTTCATTGACATCCTTCTTCTCATCTGTATTCTCGGACTTCTTCTTATTTTTATCTCTAATTACTCTTACTGCTGTCTTAACTAAAGCAGATGCTAGACCTTCATCTAGTTGCTCCTCTTCACTAACGACCTTCTTAACATCCTTAGCAAATTTGACAGTAGCCTTTACCCCAGATTTAACACCTTTGGCAAATTCTTTAGCACGTTTCTCTGGTACTTTACCTTTGGCACGTGCAGCAACATATCTCTTCTTGAGTTTACCAGTAGCTGCCTTATGCCTTTCGACACCTTTCGAAACGGTGTCCTTAAGTTTACTATAAAGACCCTTCTTCTCTGGTTTCTTAGCAGGTTGCTTTGCCTTCGCTTTAGGCACCGACTTCTCAACCTTCTTTCTAATCTCAACGACCTTTGGCTTAGCCTTGGGTTTTGCTTTAGCCTTTGGTGCTGCTTTCTTTTTAGCAGCAGGTTTGTCGTCATGAATTGTATTATCCTCATCACCATAGTTTCTCTTAGCAGCTGCAGTCTTAGCATATTCACCTTTACCTGCTGCTTTACGTGCAGCATCAGCAGCATCAACCTTTGCCTTTACCTTCTCATATGAAGGTGCTTTAGCAGATGCCTTTCTAGCAGATCTTTCCTCTTCCAGATATTCTGGAGGTGGATCAAGTATATACTCTACAAAATCTTCTAGACCAACCTCTTCTATAATGAGGTCTAATCCTTCTTCATTGATACCTTCTTCATAGAAGTAATCAACCGCAACTTCTAACGCTGCTGCTTCCCACTCTTCTTTCTTTGGTGAGTAGATTGCACCTGGACCATGCTGTGCAATAATTGCTGCCCTGACATTCGCAAGTGCCTTATCTGAAGCCTTCTTCGCCGCCTTCGGATCATACTTCTTAGACGATTTATATGTCGATGGAGAGACATCATCGCCACCAGGAGCACTTCCACCTCGCTCAAGACGACGATCTTTAATTCTATCGTACTCTTCTTCAGAGATAGTCTCACCCTTGGGGTTGTAACCCTGTGCCAAAGCAGCATAAGGAACGGCTTTTCTGTCTTTGACCTTCTTCTTATTGACTGCTTCATCATGTTTTTTCTTGCCTTTTTTAACAAGAGCGATCACTCCTTCTTGTTCTAGTTGTGGCTTATCACCTTTAATTTTCTTATCTCCACGGTTTGATCTATGGAGTGCTCTCCTTAGTTTACCGTGACCTGCCTGGTTCCAATTAACACCAAACTTACGAATGTTTCTCTCCTTCTCTTTTGTTTCAGGAGACTTACCAGCATCTACCTTTGCTTCATTAACGTCAGACATACTAGCCTCCAACAATCTGGACTTGTTCGACAACGACACCACCTGAACCAGAACCTGCAGTCAGTAATACAGTTCTTTGTACCAGAGGAATAGTGCCAGCAACTACATCCGCTTCAGATAAAGCGTAGTCAGCAGAAGCACCAGAAGCATCGAGGTCAGTAGTAATAGTAGTAGCAGTAACGGAAGCAGCTTTCTTACCAGCACTAGCAGCAGTAACAAATGCTGCTACAAATGCAGTGTCTCCACCATTAGATGTGGTAATAGTGTCATTAGCAGTGAACGTATGACGACCACCATTTGAGTATCCTTCTATTGTAAGGACTGTAGGATTAGCATCAGTTGCTGCAGAAATCTTTGCAGTTTTCGGTTTACCTACCGAGATTAGTTCAGGAACACCAGCAGCGAGGGTTATAGCAGGACCTGCCCCAACTTGGATGCTGGATGCAGCAGTTGCTAATACTCTAATTACTCCCGTTTTCACTGTGATATACGCAGTACCCGATGCACTTACGGTTTGCGTATCTAAAACGTTTAATACTGACATTACTAATGCTTCCTATACCTATATGTTATTTATCTTGCTTTTGTTTTAGAAACTTAGCGAGTTCTGCAGTGCTACCAACAAACATAGTGTTGTTTGTAACCTCTGTAGTCTTACTTCCCTTGGGATTTTCTATCTCATTAACTTTCTTATGCAGATCAGCAAGTTTATCTGCTACATCTCCTACATGTTTAATCAACTGTCCAGCAACTTCATATGCTCTAGGTTGATCTGATTCCTGTGCCAGCTCTAGAATACCATCAACAGCTTCCTGTCCCTTCTCAATAAGAGAGTACAGATTACCACGAGTGTAATCATAATCTTTCTTGAGTTGTTCTGTAGGACCAGTTATGTTAGCAAGTTGTTCTTTCCTAGGGGCACAACCCCCTTCGGGTATAATAGAAGTCTCTACATCGAGAGCTTTCTCTATACCATCAAACTTACTCGTCTTGTCCTGTTGTTGGGTTCCTTGACTTGCCATCAGTAAATTCAGCGTATAGTTCATTAAATCCAAAGTCATCACCGACCTCAACCAGTGCATGATCATCAGCATCTATCTTAAGGATATTGCTATTAATAGCATGTCCAGCAATAGTGCTGTTGTTCCATCCACGATTGACGTGCCATGTACTTCCTACTACTCTGGTGACATGCATCACCTCGGTACCAATTTGTATCTCATCTCCAACGACAGCAGCAGAAGAATCAGTAATGGAGATAATACCATCATTGATATCCATTGCAGCAGAAAGAGTTGTGATAGCATTAGCATCTCTATCAATAAGTGATGCTGGTGTAGCAGTATACCTGACTTCTCTTGGAGCAGTAGCAACTGCCTCTGTAGAGTAATCGACGATTGCCTTCTTGATAACAGCGTCAGTAGACTGAACAGGACCATACAGATATGTCTTAGCAACAAACTGTAAGGTATAGACCAGAGTCCTACGTGTATCATAATCACCTTCATACTGATCATCGTAAGCAACGTTAGTCAGCGTGACAGGATAATCTCTCTTCTCTCCCAGAGAAGGAATCAAGTTCATTGTTATATTAAAACTTGGTTGGAAGAATGGGAGAATTTGCTCAAGAATCTGGAGAGAATCATCCTGGTTCTTGGCAAGGATTGCCAACTCAAAAGATACATTATATGGTATTGGCATGAAACCCTTACTAGTTGTACTACCATCAGTCTTTCTTATGTACTGAGTGGGAGAAACCTTTCGGGTTGCATCATATGAGATACCAACTATCTCAAATGAAATTCTTGGTAGTGTGATCTGTACTTGATCTTTAGTAGATAGATCTCCTACTTGACGTAACCTAGCAAGAAACTTTTGCTTAGGACCATAGGCAAGGGGTACTTTCATCACTTCAGTCTTAGCTCCTGAAGTACGACGAAGCTCAATATTATTAAACAGTGTACCGAAACCGACAACTGTCTTTTTGATTATCTCATGATAACTGTACGTACCTAACATTAGATGCTACTCCCCTTGTTTCCAAACTCACCAAAGGGGTTACCTTGGGTGAAATCAATGATTCCATCTGCTTGCGTTTCGAACGTAGCATTGGCATCAAACTCACTATTAACATTATTTATGGTATTGTATGTCGATGTAGTCCATGCAGCACCGCTAGACTGCCCTGTGAGCGTCTCAGGGACGGTAAAGATACCTGTACGGTTATAAACCTGTAATTGGTTATTTCCAGCGTCAAAGGACTTAACTTCAGCAGATACATTAGATGTACCACCAGTGATAGTTTCTCCAACTGTGTATGTACCAGTACCACCTGCAACTAGGTTGACAGTGATAGCATTGGCAAAGTTGGCTTCTATCGCATCTACAGCAGCAACACCTGTATCTATATCCTCGTCGCTGTATTCGAACAACTCACAGCGTAGTCCCCATACATATTGCTCACCTAATGTATAGAAAGGAACTTCGTGCTCTACGAATTGTATCTCAAATGTTTTATTAGCTAGTGGTAAATGAATTAGATCACCCTCATTAGGTCTACCTTCTACAATGAGTTGTGCATTATCATCTACTGCTGCTGTGAACCTGCGTTTTGATATAACGAAGGTAACTTGGTCCTGAATTCTGACTCCAAACTTAGAGAAAATATCGCCGTCACCCCTAAAACCACCAGCATCCTCAATATACACTTCCACCTCAAAGGCACCTGTGAATTTTGATAGGGTGTCTTCTCCAAAAACTCCATCCTCCTTTACTAATGTTCTGGGAATGTAATAAACATTCTTCCCAAACATCTTAATCTGTTCATCTACAAGATCTTGGGCAAGACCTTGTTCTCCAGCAGTACCTTGTGTGAAATAAGTATTAAGTGCCATATCATCCTATCATGTCCAGTGGTGGTGTTTCCCAAGTCGTACGTAACTGTTCGTCAAGTGTCTTGAGTTCTTCGATAGCATCGTTATAAATCATCTCTCCATTGAGAGTAACTCCACCTGGCATCTGTACATTCTGGAACTTGGTCATGTTCTGACCCCACTGTTTCTTAATCCTTGCTGAGACATAATCTTTTAACCACATCTGATTATAGATCTCTGTCCATGTAGTAGGATCAAGTGCCCTCCAACATTTGATAACGATGTACTGATCTTCTAGAGAATCCTCTGTCCAATCAAAATCTATATGAAGTCTGTTTTGTACTGCTTGATATCTTACAGGTTTCATACCCTCAAGTATCCAGTCAATACTCTGTAGGTGAGACTGAATCATATAGTAGTGATAGAACTGTGTAGACGTAAAGTCATACAAGTCATTAAGTCTCATTTGATAACGAATATCAAACATGTTTCTTGTACCTTTATCAGTAAAGGCAAAGAGACCTTCTATCGCTAGTACATGATCTGGTATAGAAAGGAAGTTTGTTTGCTCACCCCATTGTGTTGTATTATCTACACCAACACTATTAGAGTATGCCTTACCAGCAGTAATCTCATCAGCAGTAAATTTATGCTTTAAATATACTCTCTCAGCACCATCATAATGATACTGTTGGAACTTCTGAATACCATAATCTATTGCGTCATCAACTTGATCGTCTGACACATTAATTTCTAATACTGGTTTACCGAGTCTACGGAGACAGTATTCTTTTAATTCAGATTTTGAGGTTGGGATTGCCATTTAATTAACGTGATAGAGCGGCGAGTGCAGCCTTAAGTTGTGCAACAGTTGTTACAGAAGCGTCATTACCAATAGCATTTAATTCAGTATAGAGATCATCGATATCACTATCATTGGTGGTTGCCTGTGTACCTTGTGCAGCAGTTGCATATGCAGTAGAGGCAGTGGTAGCAGCAGATCCAAGTCCAAGAGTTGTCCTTGCAGCAGCAGCGTCTGCGTCATCTACGAGAGTTGCACCATATGCACTAACAGCAGAGGATGCAAGTTTTGTTTCTACAGCAGTCTCAAGGTCTTGTAATGCACCCTTAGTAGTTTCATTGTCAGCAATAGTTGTGCCAGTGAAAGTGCCAAGGTTATCAGATGCAGCAGATACACCAGTCAATGTGATGAGGTGGTCTACATCTAAGTCTGCCTTAGAAGACTTGGTTATACTGAATACACCAGTACCTGAGTTGTATGAGAGATCTCCACCAGCAGATACAGCACCACGTGCTCTAGCATCTGTGTAGTATAGATTGCTTGATCCTTCAGATAGGTCATCGGTATCAGCAGCAGCAATTCTTGCGTCTGCCCTAGCATCTGTATAGTAAAGGTTAGATGACCCTTCAGAAACTGTATCAGTATCACCCTGAGTATATGTCAATACACCAGTGGTGGAATTGTATGCTAGTTGTGTGCTGTTCTCAGAGATAGCAGCTCTTGCTCTAGCAGTTGTATGATAGAGGTTAGAAGATCCTTCTGATACACCGTCAGTGTCAGGTGTAGTGTATGAAATAACACCAGTGCCACTGTTGTATGCTAAAGATCCACCAACACTGATATGACCACGAGTACGAGCAGCAGTGGTAAAGAGGTTAGTGCTGCCTTCAGTAATAGTATCAGAATTAATATCGGCTTGAGTAACAGATAGTGTATAAGTGTTTGCAGCATCGTCGTAAACCTTAGTAACACCAGTACCAGCGATGATAAGAGCATTTAACCTGTCATCTACACGCTCATCTGTATAGTATAGATTGCTTGATCCCTCTGCTACATCATCTGTATCATGGTTGGATAGAGATGCAATAGTAGTTGGAGTTGTGTATGAGTATACACCAGTGGAAGCATTATATGCTAGGTCTCCACCTACACCTAAATGTCCACGAGTTCTTGCAGCAGTAGTGAATAGATTTGTTGATCCTTCTGTTACATTGTCGGTATTAATATCAGACTGAGTAACGGAAAGAGTACCACTGCTGTGAGTAATACCAGTGCCATATGTAAAGTGTCCTCTAGTTCTTGCAGCAGTTGTGAATAGATTAGTGCTGCCTTCAGTAACATTGTCGGTATTGATATCTGCCTGAGTAGTACTCAAGGTTAAGATGTTACCTGCGTCATCATAGGTAGCAGTAATACCTGTGCCACCAGTGATAAGAGCATCAACTCTGTCATCTACACGCTCATTGGTGAAGTAAAGATTAGTTGATCCTTCTGATAGAGCATCAGTATCATGGTTAGCAATACTACCAACCTGTGACTGACCGTATGTGATGTTACCAGTAATAGTTAAGTTACCCTGAACCTCAAAGTCAGTAGTTGATCTGAAGTTACTAACTGTAAGTCTGTTAGTAGATGGGTTATAGGTAAGGTTAGTAGAGTCTGTACGTACCTCAGTGTTACCTGTATTCGAAGAAACGAATGTAGGATAGTAAGTTAAGTTTGATGAGGTAGTATCTGTAACACCAACTAGGGTTGCAGTGTCAGCATTACCAGTCAGAGCACCAGTTACATTACCAGTGATCTGTCCCGTTACACCGAGTGTGCCACCGATGGTGGTGTTAGTTGTTACGTCAAGACTATTAGTTGTGGTTAATCCAGCAGCAGTAATGTTACCTGAGGTGGATTGTAATTCTACCTTAGTAGTACCAGAACCATTCTGTAGCTTAAGTGTCTTAGTAGATCCCTTAACAACAACATCATCCTTAAAGAGTGATGTACTGTTCTGTGTGATAGTTCCACTGAAGGTGGAGTTACCATCTACATTAAGAGTGGTATCAAAGTCAACTGCACCTGTTACGTTAAGGTCAGCAGTGACTGTTGTTGCTTCATTAACATCTAAAGTACCGTCAATAACTGTGTTACCAGTTGCACCAGCAACTGTGAACTTAGTAGAGTTAACGATAATAGAACCACCGACTGTTACACCAGCAGTTGTGGTTACACTGGAAGCATTGACTGTGGTTAGTGTGGAAGTACCTGTTACATCAAGGGTTCCTCCGAAATTGGCATTACCAGAAGCACCATTTAAGGTGATAGTAGTACCAGCGTTAGGTCCTAAGAATAGATCAGAACCAACGTATACATCTTCATCAACAGTTACACCACCAGCAGTTACCATCAAAGCAGCATTGCCAGATAGTGATGTTGGGTTAGTGTTATTGGTGAGAGATGTGAGTCCAGTTACTCCTAATGTATTAGTGACATTCGTTGCACCATTTACATCTAGAGTTCCCTGAATATCTGTATTACCATTGTCAGTATCAATGGTGAACTTATCTGCACCTGCAGCAGTCTGTACTTTAAATGATTTGTTGTCAGACTTAACGATCAGGTCATCCTGTATTGTTGCAGTACCATCTACATTCAGTGTAGTGTCTAGGTCTACTGCCTGTGTGACATTAAGAGTGTCATCAATAGTTGTTGCACCCTCTACATTCAGAGTGCCTTGTATATCTGTATTACCATTGTCAGTATCAACACTGAAGATAGTAGCACCAGCTCCAGTCTGTACTGTGAATAACTTATTATCTGCCTTAACGTTTAACGAATCAGTAATCGTTGTTAATGCATCAACGTCAAGAGTACCATTAACAGTAAGGTTATCATCAACGATAGTCTCACCAGTATTAGAATCTAAAGTAAGGTCACCAGCAGATGTACTAATCTCAGATGATCCATCTACAGCAATCTTAATGTTATCAGCAGTGATATCAGTAGATGTGACTGCCTGATTAAATGTTACTGTACCTGTGACGCTATGTGAGTCAGTAGAAGCAGATCCAATAGTAGCATTTCCATCTACTTGGAAGGTTCCATCTACCTCAGCATTGTCTGTGATATGTACCTTACCACCAGCAGAATCTAGGACAAGGTTCCCAGTAACTGTACTAATTTCGTTACTAGCGTCCACGCCGATCCTAATATCATCAGCAGTAATATCTGTCGAGGTAACGGCTTGGTTAAAGGTAACTGTTCCAGTAACACTATGTGCGTCACCAGAAGCATTGCCGATAGTGGCATTACCATCAACTGTAAAAGTACCATCGACTTTAGCGTTTCCATCAACATTGAGATTGTTGTCTACGTCTAGGTCATCTGTTACATTTACTGTACCACCATCAGAATCAAGAACTAAATTACCTGAACTTGTACTGATCTCATTAGCAGCATCAACACCAATCTTGATGTTATCAGCTGTAATATCTGTGGATGTAATTGCTTGGTTAAAGGTTACTGTACCTGTAACGGTATGCTGATCTCCTGATCCGTTACCAATGGTAGCATTACCATCTACCTGTACAGTTCCTTGGATGATTGTATTACCTGTACCAGCATCAACTGTAAACTTCGCTGTATTAATTGCAAAATCATCTGTTACATCAAGAGTTCCTGTTACATCTAAGTTTCCACCAATAGAAGCGTCGTCTGTGACTGTTAGATCATCACCAACAAATAGGTCAAGACCAATACCAGCACCACCACCAACTATCAGAGTACCTGTAGCAGAGTTAGTAGCATTAGTAGTATCAAAGAGTTTTAAACTACCAGCATCAATACCTGATCTATCTCCTGCAAAGACTTCACTAGAGTTAGTTGCATCATTAAAGAGTGCAAAACGACTAGCAGAGTTGTCCCAACCGAACCAACCCAACTTAGCAGAACCACTATAGTATCTAAACTCAACACCACGATCCTTACCATCATCAGAACCAGGAGCAGTATCTCCACCCAAGGTAATGATAGGATCATCTAATGTCACCACAGTGCTGTTCACTGTAGTTGTAGTTCCATGTACTACAAGGTTACCATCTACAGTAGCGTTACCACCAACAGTAAGGTCAACTCCAGTAGCAAGAGAGACGTTAGCATTAAATGTTGGGGTTGCGTTGACTGTTAGGGAGTCTCCAGAAGCATCACCAATAGTAGTATTACCATCAACTACTAAGTCACGGTTTAATAGGGTGTCACCATGAACAGTTAGAAGACCAACCGTTGCAGAACCCAGACCGTTCCTACCAATTTCAGTGTTACCATTATCAAAATCAACGGCAAACTGTGTTTGAGCTGCATTGTTCCGTATGTTAAAAACTTTATTATCGCTTTGGAAAATAACATCGTCGTAGATAGTGGTTGTACCATCTATCGTTACGGTGTCATTCATATCAACCGCACCATCTACATTGAGAGTGGTGTCAAAGTCTACTGTTCCATTAACAGTAATGTTATCTGTGAACGTAGTGACTGAGTTAACAGTAAAGACATCACTATTAGCATTACCAATTGTTGTCAGACTACCGTTAGCGGTCAAGTTGTTAGCGAGTGTGGTAGCACTAGTTACGTTTAACGTACCTTCTATAACTGTGTTACCATTTGTGGAGGATACAGTGAACTTATCTGCAGTTCCATTATTAATCTTAAATGTCTTACCAGTAACATCCATTAGGAAGTCATTATGGAAGACTACATCACCATCAACATCTAACTCAGCATTAAGTGTGGTATTTCCATCTACATCTAAAGTACTGTTTAAGGTAGCACCACTATCGATGTCCATCGTGCCATCGGTGTGGAAGTTACCATTGTCAGTATCAACCCAGAATAAGTTATCACCATTTGCATTCTGGACCATAAATCCTTTATTATCTGCCCTGACATAGAAGTCAGAGTAGAAGTATGCATCACCATCAGCATTAGTTGTACCTTTGATAACTGTGTTACCGTTATCAGAATCAACTGTAAATTTATCTACACCAGCTTGGTTCTTAATTGCAAATTCTTTATTATCTGCTTCTAAGATAATATTATTAGTAACCTTAGTTTGACCTGCAATAGTTACAGTGTCACCAACATTTACTTTCTCAGATATACCTACACCACCTGTGACTACCAGAGTCCCCGTAGTGGTAGAGGTAGATCCTGTGTTGGTTGTGAGAGCGAGGTTACCAGCAATGAGAGCAGCATCAGTCCCAGTAAAGATTTCAGACGAGTTTGTGGCATTGTAGAGGAAGCGATAGCCGCCAGTGCCTGACCATATATTAGCGTTTGCATAACTTTCATCCCAACCGAAGAAACCCACACGTGCCTGTGAGTCATAATATCTAAATTCTACACCACGATCTTTGTTATCATCTGTAGTTGGAGCAGTATCTCCACCTAAAGTAATGATAGGATCATCTACCGTGATAGTAGTACTATTAACTGTAGTAGTAGTACCTTGTACTAAGAGGTCACCTAAGATCTCTACTGTACCTGTATTTTGTCCATTATCATCTGGATCGAGGACCAAGTTATTGCCAGGATCGCAAGCCAGAATATTAGATTTCGCATGGAAATGCTCAAAACAAACTCTTGCATCAGGATGAGTTGCAGTTAGAACCATACCCTGATCAGCAGTGATATTAATCGCTGCTTCACCTGCACCAGAGTTGGTACACATAATGTTCAGAACTCTATCGCTAGAACTGTTCTGAGTTTGACGGATCTCAAAGTTACCGTCACCATTCTTTTCTAATAACTGATCAGTTGCTCCATCTAAGAATATATCAGGATCACTAATAACAGTTCTTACATTAATATCAACTTCACCAGCACCACCATCACCAGTATTATTAGCACTGAAGAGGAGGTTGCCCGAAGTATCGTTGATCTTGGCATAGTTTAAGTAATTAAAACCTCTATAACCAGTAGTTGCTGTTAACTCCTGATCTAAATCGAAGTCTTCTTTAGTGTTCCCATCAGCAAATGATATTCTACTGTTCTGTAACTGGTTATTATCTACACCAGCATCAGCAATCTTAACAAAACCACCTTCATCACTACCAGCAGACCAAGTAGTTACATCAAAATCTTCTTGATCAAATGCTGCTAGTCCTTTCTGAGCAGTTAGAGCAGATCCGAGATATCTCCAAGATCCTGTATCGGAGGTGTCCGTGTGATTCGGTTCACTGCCGCCAGAGTTAATAGCAAGGATAGCCTGATACAGCCTATCATTTGAGTTTTTGACCTGATCATTTCGTGCATATGTTGTACCTGAGTTCCATGCTGGTGCCTCTGTACCTTGAGTAGCAGTAGCAATAGCAGATGTAGATGCAGCAGTTAAACGACCATATCTATCAACTGTAAAGTTAGTTGTGTTAACTGTCTCAT